GCAGCGCTTGCCCGTCACGTCGTAGTGCCGCAGCACGTGGTCGGTGTCGATGCCATAGCGCTGCATGATCTCCCGCGCCAGCGCCGCGGCGTTGGCCACGGTCTCCGGCTTGATGTAGTAGCTGCCGTCGGCGCGCTTGCGGCTGCACATCTCAATGCCGATGCTGTTGCCGTTGCGGCACTCGGGATGCCAGTAGCGCCGCCCGGCTTCTGCGCCGCAGTGCCACGCCGTGTCGCCCTCGCGCACGGACTGCATCGCGCCGTGCTCGTCGCAAAAATAGTGTGCGCTGGCCTGCAGGCCGCCCACGCTGTGGTAGTAGTCGCAGTTGTTGCGCGCGGTGTCGCCGTTGTTTGCAGTGTAGTGCATCACAATGTACCGCACCGGCTGCGTGCGCCCGGCGCGGTAATTTGACGGATCGCAAGAAACAAATTCCATCAGCTCTCCGCCTCCCACGCCGCCGCGTTGGGCTGCGGCACGCCGATGCTATGTAGCATGATGCCGCGCGGCGTCAGCGGCGTAGCCACCTGATAACATCGATTTTTTGTAGCGTATGCTTGTACAATTTTCATTTGTATCCTCCTTATTCAGTTACCTCCACAGCCGCCAGTGTCCCACTGCCACAGCGCCCCGCGGCCGTCTGCTATCGTAATGGTCATATAGCTACCTCCTACTTGTATTTTCCGATGACATAATAGGCAATGCGCGGGGCGCTGATTGTGCCCTGATTTGGCCGTGCCAGCGCATACGCCGGTGCACTGGTTTTGAGATTGTCGGCCGCGCTGAACAGCGAGATCAGCCACGCATCCCCGCTTCCGCCCATATACGATGCCGTCACCGTCGGTTCTTCTGTGAACGAAAACGGATACTGGCGTGCGCTGACGTTCACGGCAAGGCGCATCCACGTGCCAAAGTACAGCGATCCCCATGCCTCGTCGATCGTCAGCTTATCCGTGTCGAACTTCGCCCACATCTCGGCAATGCCAGACGCCCATTTGCGCCACGTCCACTTGCCGGTCGTGCCCTGGGCAATGACATTATCCGTGCCTACCTCTCCGGATGCTGGTGTGCCACTTGTTGATCGGCTTACGCCTAATGCGACAGCACCTGTCAGTGTCTTACCTGCCCATCCAAGCGTCATAGTGTCCTTATCACCGACAAGGCTGGTCTTCAACTCAGACACAGTCATAGTCGTATCAATGCCATGGGGCGGCGACACCACGCGAACGCTATCGCCAATATGATACGACTCCATAGTGATGTCCGACCCAGACAAGTCCGCCGCGCTGACTTGAATTCCGCGCGAAAGCCCGCAGTGCTTCGCCAGATACGACGCCGCTGCTGCCTTCATCACATATGCATCGTCGGTGTTGACCTGCAGCGTGCCATCAATGCGGCCATAGATGCGCTCGGCTTCGCTGTTGACAAGATATGTCCGCCCGCTGTTGACGTCCGAGATGAGCAGCCCATCCTTGCCGACGGGATAAACGCGTGTAATCAGATTTGTGCCATCAATCTGATCTGTAAGATCCAACAAATTGCGGTGCAGTTCCACAGTTTGCGAACAACTATGATTGTAAGACTTGATGCAATCCAGGTATACATCGCCGCCGCTGTAACGGATACGCAGTATGCCGCCAGATGCCGACGCAGCTTGCTTAGCAAGATCCAGCATTGACATATAGGCATCCGCCTTTAGCGTTACAGGCGGCAACGATGCGTCCACCGTTCCCATTTTGATTTGCTTGTATTCCAAGCATCCTGCATTGTACTGTGTTACCAATGCGTCAAGATAAGTCGATACACCCATCGCGTTGATCGTGTGCGGTGGCTTGCAGATATCAGCGAGCCACATCATAGCGCCGTCGAGGTTATAAGTACGCACGCCACGTAACCCAGCGGACGTGCCGACAACGCAGCCTCTGAACACCTCCGTTCCGTCTTTGTAGATGGAAATCACGGACGAGCGTTTCGTTAGTGCATCGCGCATACTATTGCTCGGCGGCAATTTAATTTCCGCCGAACTGGCAGATCCTACGGCCTCGTTGATCGTTCCATCTACAATTTCGTAGCCCGGCATGCCACAGGCAAACAGCAGGTTGCCATTTACATAACCAGCATACATCACATCCACCCCCGCGTGCCTGTCAACGTAACTGTACCGGCCACACCGCCGATGGCATATGCATAGTCAGCGCCCTGACGGATTGACAGATACGGGCTCGTATCCTCGCCGCCTCGGAGGCTGGCAATCGGGGACATTCGCCTGCAGCTGACTACGCGCACGAGGTCCCTATCTGTGCGCGGATACATAATCCTATCACTGCATAGTCCAGCAGTAGATCCCGGCGTCGCCCTGAAAATACAGATGTTATTCACCGTACAGCCGCTCGGATTATTTGTTTCCAGCATGATATATAGGCCTCCGGCCGGCACTTCAGGGATCCATCGGCTTGTGCCATCGCCATAAGCCATTCCATTCGCATCGACGATGGTGTACCATCCGCCCTCGGCATCCGCCGAGATAAGGCAACTACCGGCGGACATCCACGGAAGTTTGAACCGTGCAAATCCATAGCATGGATCGTTATCACTCGTTGCAACCGATTTGATCCGAAGGATGCTATCCGCGCCTGATCCAACAACATCGCAATATTCGTCGACACTGCTCGAGCTGCCGACCGCTGTCGGCGTGTTGCCAATCATCAAGTTTGACGACTCTGCCACCATCGGGATAGTGACGCTGGTTTCCTCGGCCTCCAATCGATACGGATCCGCATCGACCGCGACGTCGAACATCGTTGTCGTCTTGCTCTTGTCAATGTCACCAACCGTGAATCGCCCCATGTAGTAACCGACCCGGTTACCCAATTCCAGCTTCAGGCGCTTGCCATGCACCGCACTCGCAAAAGCATAGAAGTCGAAGCTTCCAGACGGATCGAATCCGAACCGGAGTTTCACGGCCCGATTTCCATAGGCCGGCTCGCTACCCAGAACATCTGTAAGATCGATTACACCGTCGGCGCCCGGAATGCTTTCTTGCTGCGTTTTCACGGTCGGCAGGCTAATCTGCACATCCAGCAATTCCAGGCCGGTGTACTTGACACCGCCGATTTTGCAGTCAAACTCCATAAACCGCCCTCCTTTCATTTTGCCTGTAAATATCACCGAGCGCCGCATCCATACGTTGCGCAACGGCGCCGACCACAGCGTTTCCGTCCATATAGATCTGCATGGACGTGATGGCGCGCTCGAGCCGGTCCATGCGCTCCAGCACAGCCGAAATCCCGACATTTCCAGCCGCAGGTGCGCACGCCGTCTGCATCGCAGACATCTGCGTTTGATACGTTCCGCCGGCGGCGCTGAGGACGCCGTCGCTCACGCGCTGCATGGCCCGCACGGGATCCTGCATATTGTCCAAAAGGCCACTCGCAAGACCCTGATCGAGCATGTCACCGATCCATGCTGTTTTCTTAGACGGAGAATTGACGCCAAAGAAGTGCTTGATAGAATCAAGCACCGACTCAGTAAAACTCTTGATCTTGTCTTTCAACCACAAGAGTTTATCGTTTATGCCGTTCCACAGGCCTTCCACCAGATTGCGGCCCACACTCAGCACCTGCGCCGGGAGCTCGCGCAGTGTGTTCAGAACGGCACTCACCACTTCATTGACCTTTGTTCGGAATCCCTCACAGTTGTCATAGATCAGTTTGAACGCGCCTGCGAACGGATTTACGAGCAGGAGCAAAAGACCCTGCCAGTTGGTTTCGATAAAGCTGATCACGGTATTGAAGATATCCGGTATCGTGACCGTGAAAAAGTTCGACAGCCACGTCCAAACCGACTGGAATGTTGATTTTGCGCCCTCCCAGAGGTTCTGCCAGAACAAGCGGAAACTCTCGCAGTTGTTCCAGAGATACATGAAGGCAGTCACCAGCAGGCTAATAGCAGTAATAACAAAGCCGATTGGGTTCGCTTTCATCGCCGCATTCAGGCCATTCTGCGCCGATGTGGCCGCAGTTTTTGCCTGTGTAGCTGCGTACTGCGCCAGCGTCATGCCCTGCTCCGACGCGATTGCAGCGAGCTGCGCCATCTTGAACGCTGTGATTCCCGCAGTCACTGTAGCAATCATGGCAGTAATGGTCGGCAGATTATCCTTTACCCACTGAATGGCTGGGACAGCCTTATCCAGAAGCTCTGCGCCCATGGCCTTCACTTCGGCAACCAATGGCGTAAACTCTGCACCGACGGCTGCCATGGATGCCGTCCACTCCTCATTTGCCTTGTTGGCCGCAATCACATCGGCATTGGTCTCCTTGTAGGCATCAGATGCCTCACTGTAGAGACCGTTGAGCGTATCCATAATCAACTGCTGGCGCTCCTGCTCGTCCGTGCATGCGGCCAGGCTCTCATTGAATTTGTTCTCGGACACGCCCGCCCAGTTGAGCGCATCCGCAAGCGGGCCGGTAACCTGCCCAACCTTTGCGGTCTCGTTCGCCGCCTCGGTCAGGCCTTCGATCGGCAGCGAATCGCCAAAGGTAGCAAACACGCCCGTGCAGATATCCGTCCACGTCTGCAGATCCGCCTCATTATCGGTTAGGATGGCCAAATGGTTGGCCGCCTCGACGGCTTGATCCGTCTCGCCGAGTATACCCTGCAGCTCTTTATAGGTCTTCAATGCCGCCTCGGAACTGTAGCCGTTTGTCGTGAATGCTGTGTCCAGCTTGCCCATGGCTGTCTGGTACTCTTGCGTGACCTCGATGCATTCTTTCAGCCCGTCGACGATTTTCCCGAACGCCTCGCTGGCCAGATTGCCAACAAAAGCGCCTGCCGCAACGCCGGCCGTACCCAGGCCTTCGCCAGCATCTTTCGCCGCGTCGGACAAATCTCCCACGCGGCGAGCCGCAGCAGATGCCTTTTTCCCAATGTCGCTGATTCCGTCTGCACCGTCACCAAGCTGCTCGATCGCGTCGGCCGTTTCCTGAGCCGCTCGCTCATAACCGCCCAGCTTCTGCTCGGTCGCAATGATTTCGCGGCGCAGCTCGCGCACCTGATCAGCAGATACTTCGCCGCGCTCAAACTGCGCCTGAACCTGCTTTTCTGCCGCTTTCAGCGTCTCCAGCTTCTTGGCGGTGTTGGCCACAGCCTCGCTCAAGATCTGCTGCTTCTGAGCAATCAGGTCAGTATTCTCCGGATCTACTTTCAGCAGCCGGTTCACCTGGCCGAGCTCACCGGACAGGCTTTTCGACTTGTTTTCAATTTCCTGCAGCGCTTTGCCCAGCTTCGTCGTATCGCCGCCGATTTCGACCGTCAGGCCTTTGATTTTATTGTTTGCCATGCGCCGCATTCCCTCCAATCTTCTGGCGCAATTTCGCCCGGTCTGGCTCTGTTTGTTCCATGCGCCAGGCGTTATTCAGATACTCCTGCCCCGCCTCTGTGCGGCTCAGTTCGTAGATATACGCATCGTGCCGCCAGATCAGGTATTGCAAATAGTCCGTCTGTCCGACCTCAACAAAGTTCAGGCCAGTATACGCAGACACAAGCCGTTTCCACCAGGACGTGATGACGTACTGATGGCCTCCCGCACTATCTGCTTGCGGATAGTACGGGAGCATCAGTTTTTTGCTTTTGTGAGCTCCTCAATGAATTCGACATAGGCACTGAAAAACACAATCAGGCTGTCCAGATTCATGCGGTATTTGCCGCGCAGGTCATCCACCGTCACCGGCAACCCCATCAGATTGCAGGAGATCAGTCGCGCCGCCAGATCGTATACTGCCCGGATGCTGTTCGCATCCATAGTCTTCAGCACGTCCTCCAGCTCCGGCGCAGTCGCCGTCAGCTCCTCCACCATCGCCTCGGTCGGTGTGGTCACGTCAATGGTCGTCTGCGCATCGTCCTGCATGATCAGGCGCAGATACGGCCGGTTGATGCTGTTGAAATTGATTGTTTTCGGCATGGTCACTTCTCCTCCCATAAAAGGGACAGCGGAGCTGTGAAAGCCCCGCTGTCAAAATTAAGCCGTCGGAATCTCTTCGATCAATTCCACGAGCGTACCGTCACTATCGTGCGGCAGCGCCTTGAATTCCGGTTCCACGGTCGTGCCCGCGTCCGTCGCAAACGTCAGCGTCGCGCCGGCGGTATTTCTGCCCTTGATCAGGATCCACAGGTCGCCGTCCGTCTTATCCTCGTGGTGGAAGCAGATCGCATAATAGCCGCCCTGTGCGTTGCCGGCACCGCCGATCTTCGTCGTGCGCTTGCCGGATGCCTCTGTGCTGCTGCAGCGGTCAAGCAGCTTTTTCAGCGTCGTACCGTTCCATGTCAGCAGGCCGCACTTCAGCACAGCCTCCTCATTGGTCGTGATGATCTTGGACACATAGCCGAGATCGTCTTTCTCCTCGTAGGTCTCCTGGGTATATTCCAGCGACGCGCCGCCCTTGATATAGCCGAGCAGATTGCTTTCCACGCACAGTGCATCTACCGTCGGCATGGACTCGCTGAATGTTTGCAGATAGATTTTGCCTGACCCCAGCGTAACCGTATCTTTGTCTCTTTTAGCCATTATGTGGCCCTCCTTTTTTCGTAGAATTCAAAATCGTAGACAGTTTGATACCGCTGCACACTCTGCAGCCAGTACCGTGCCGCCTTTGTCCAGTGAATGCCCCTCGCCGCGAGCTGGGTCTCGATAGCCGCTTCGGCTTCCGGATCTCGCTCCGGCTCGTACAGCTCCACGGAAACATCGTGGCTCACGACCATCGGCGCCACGCCGCTCTCCGGGTCTGCCCCGTCCACCTCCTGGTCATCGAAATAGACGGCATAGGTCGTCGAGGGCGGATTCAAATAACGGCCCTGGCGAAAAGGAATGCCGGATGCAGTCAGGATCTCTTCAATCACTTTGTCCAGCCTCCTTCACCGCTTCTTCCACGGCGCGCTCGTATTCCGGTAAAACAGCGTCGAGCGCATTCTTCAGGAATGGATTTGCCTTCGTGCGGCCGCCGTTTCTAGTCGCATGACCATGCACCAGCAGATGCGTCAGCCTATGGTCAGGGGCTTTCACATACCAGATATATCGCTTCATTCTGTTGCCGGCATCTTCGGCCTTTACAGCTATGTTCTTGTAGAATGAGCTATCTTTTCGCTTAGACCGCGGCGCCGTCGCCCTCGTGATTCTTCTCAGCTTATCGCTTGACTGTTCGCCCACATCATTGATACGGTCAATCACATCCTGCGCATACACGGTCAGCGCATCAGAAAGTGCAGCCGGCAGATTGCCCACTTGGATGCTTTTACCCATAGATACCGCCCTCCTCCGCAGACGCACGCGCGACCGTGATCTCCAGCTCCTGACCGTTCCGGTAGGTACGCAGCACATGGTAACGCTGGCCGTCATACTCCAGCAGCTGCTCGTTTTCGTACTCCAGATAGTCCGCCAGAATGAACTTGCATTCCGGGTAGACATCGACCGCCTGCGCCTCGTAGTACTCCCTCTGGCCAATGCTCGCCAGACGGCAAAACACGTCCCGCTCGCCGGCGTTGCCGATCAATGTGATGACTTCGTTCACGTTGTTCCCTCCTGATAGCCGCTCGCCATCATCAGGCAGGATTTGAGCGCGTTATATCTGACCATGTACTCTGCGGCCTTACCCGTGTCGTCCGTATACTCCGCTTTGCAGTATAGCTTGACGGCGTTGAGCACCAGCGGGTCGATCACATCCTCCGTGTCCTCCGATGGATTTCGCACGCCGCAAACCCGCAGATCCGCCAGGCAGGCAGAGATGGAGTCTGCCACATCATCGTCCAGTTTCGTGTGACTGATGCGGAGATAGGTCTTCACCTTCGTCAAGAGGCCCTGATCAATTTCCATATGGTTTCCTCCTCTCTGACGGCATCGGCGGGGCGATAAAGCCCCGCCTCGGATAACGATCAGGTCGCCGCGCGGTTAAAGCGCACAACAGCATCGGACACGGTCAGTTTGCCGTCCGCCAGCGCCATAGCGCGATACACACGGGAGCCGGCACGGAACGCGACAGAGTCGTCACTGGTGACCTCCGGTGCGCGGGCGATGTTCATGTGATAGTACGACAGCTCGCCGAACAGGATGTTGTCGGCGGTCAGATTGTCGTCCAGAATCACCGGATAGCCAAGAATGTTGTGCTTTGCCGGAGACTCCGCATCCGCATGGACGACGGGCTGGCCCTGGGTGTCCGTGATGCCGATCACGTCCGTATAGAACAGCTTGCGCGGCATCACAAAGACGGCATCGGTCGCATAGCCAGTCGGCAGCGCAGCGATGATCTTGATCAGATCCGAATAGGTCGCTTTTGCCTTGGTGAAGGTGCCGGTCGCCGTATCCAGCGTTTTCAGGATGCCAGTCGCCTGGCTGCTGCCGGTGCCGGTAAAGACTGCGGCGTCCAGTGCGGCCTCCAGCTTATTGGCCAGACGGCCGACAAGCCAGGTCTCGAACGCATCGATGGACATGGTCTGTACATCCGCAGTGATCTCGACCGTCTTGATGAGCATGTACGCACCAAGGGAGACGGAGGTGATCGTATCAGCAGAATCGGTGGCAGCCGTGCCAACAGCTACCCAGCTCGCGGAATTCACGGTGCCCTCCACGGGGATCGTGATATTGCCCGGGATATAGGTCATCGTAATGCGCGACAGGATCGGGTTCTGATCGAACACGCCGACGATTCTGTTGAGCGTCTGGGTGGGGATCGCCGCAGTAGCCGTCACCGCCGCGCGCTGCTCGGCGCTCAGACTGCGCCCCTGCAGGTTCATGAGATAGGCCTCGCGGTACTCCGCCGAATCAACGGTGAAGCACGCCTGCGTCGGCTCGGCGGTGCTCGGCGCTTCGATCGTGCGGCCGGTCACGATGCCGGCGGCGATGTTGGAGCGCAGGCGCTGACGCGCCTGCATTTCATTCAGGATCTGCTGGCGCTCCGCAGTCAGGGCGGCGGCCTCGTTTTCCAGTGCGGTCAGCGCGTCGCCGCTGGCCGTCTCCGCCTCCTGCTGGATGGCAGCCAGGCGCGCATTGATTTCATCAAGTCTCATAGTTGAATTCCTCCTGTGAATTAAGTTTGATTTTCAAGCGCAGTCTTCTGCGCCTATCGTCAAGCTCTGCCTCACTCCGGGCTGCAAGACCGATCACTCCGTCGGCCCAGCTGCGAGCATTGATTTCTGTATTGTCGTTTGCTGGGATGCTGACAGCAGATACGTCGTAAATCTTCTTCACTGTGCGGTGCACGATCGTGCGCGTCTCGGCATCCCAGTAGTAATCACCGACGCGGAAGCGCCAGGACATTTTCGTGATCATCTCGGCGTCAATGTCCGCGTACAGTCCGCGGGCGCCCTCGGTGCGGCCGAGGTCGGCGGCCATAAACAGGCCCGCATCGTCTGGCTCGACAATCAGGCTGCCGTTTGTGCTGCGCGCAAACACCCGCCCTGCATGGTCAAACTGCATGATGACATCGCTCATATCGCAGTCGTCAAAGCAGCCGCGCTCAAAGCACTCATAGATCGGTTCATCCTCGTCATAGTAGAGCACATACGGCTCATAGCGTGCGGCATAGCCCTCCACGTAGTAGTTCGTTTCGATGCGCTTCTCGGCTTCCTTTTTCGGCAGCAGCACAAGCGATCGTGCCTGCGCGTTCGCCTTAAATTTGATCTTATTCTCCGGCGTCATTTTCGTCCTCTCCTTCCACCGGCTGCGGCTGCACCGCCTGATCCAGTTTGCTGATCTCCGCATACTCCTTGCGGATATATCGCTTGTCCCCGTCCGGCACGTGCGGCAGTTGCCAAATGTCCATCACATCATTCGTGCTGAGGATTCCGCGGTCGAACATCTGCGAGCTGACCTGCAGCTTGTCACTGTTGGTCATATACTGCAGCCGGTTTGCACTCCACATAATGGAGTTCCCACGCGCAAGCTCTGCCCGCGTGAATGTCATGCAGGTCATAGCCTGCGACAGTTGGAGGGCAAACGGCTCGATTTTCCCCTCGTAGTACGCGCTCCAAGCATCGCCGACCGTCTTATTCTGCAGCACATCCTCGTTGCAGCCAAAGTAGTTGAGCACGCGCGTCTGGATGATCTGCATCTGCTCCGGATCCACGATCTCCGGCTGGGACTTGATCTGCTGCACATTGGTGTAGGTATTCGGGAACAGGGCCAATCCGCCGGAGTCCGGGCCGAGATTTTCAGCTACGAACTTCTTGCGTTCCTTCTTCAGGTCTTCTGTCTTGGCGAAGTTATTCACCGTAGCCATGAAGCGAAAGCTCGCGCTGTTGCGAATGCCTTCTTCAATACCCTGATTCTGCACGTTCAGCAGCTGCAGCGTCGGACGCAGTGCCGCGTTGTTCTCGCCCTTGATGTCGCTGCTGTACAGATATTTGCTGACCACACCACAGCGCGCCAGCTCGATTGCAGCCTTCTGCCCGCTGCGGAATGTATAGCGCAGCCACGGCTCGCCCGATACCTCGATGATCTCCACCTGCATCGGATTGACCGGGTAATAGCCAATCAGTTTCTCAAAGCCGTCGAGCACAGGGACGATAAAACACGTGTTCTGCGCATCGTAAATCGTGGCGACCTTGTAAACGAACTGTGCAGACGTCATAAACGGATTCGGCCTGCCGTCCAGGAGCGCCTTCTGCGCTTTCGTGTTTGCGCCGCTGACGACCGGCGTCAGCTTGCTGCAGTGATTGGCAAAGGTATGAATACAGGAGCGTGTCAGCTCCATTTCGTAAACCCCGCCGTCGTATGTTGAGAAAACGGGTGTATACCCGTCAAGCATTTCAAAATAACCGCCCAGCTGTTTTGCCGCTTTTCCTTTGCCGAAAAGCTTTGTAAATGCGCCCATTCGGCTCCCTCCTGTTCTAATTCTTGAGCTGCTCGCCAATCTGATCGTACCATTTCTGGCGAACCGTCAAGGCATCCATGACGGCGACAAAGCCGTCGATGTGCGTCCGCGGTTCAAGCTTGACCGGTCGAATCTTCCGCGTTTCTTCGTTCTGCTTCATGCCCACGTTCAGGAAGTGCGCTTTCAGCAGATTATTCGCGCCGAGCAGCAACTTCTTATCGCGCAGTAGACCGTCCACCTCGTGGATGACCGGCGTCAGGTTTTCACCCTGAAATACATCGTCCATGTGAAACCCGTACTGCTCCATCTGCTGCACGAGATACTGCGCGGAATACCGGTCATAACCAACCTGCAGCGGCAGAATCTCATAATCCTCGACGAGCATACGGAACCACTCAAAGCAGTCATTGTAGTCCACGAAATTCTCCCCGCTTGGCTGGATCAGCCCCGCCGAAACATATATGCGGTAAGGCACGCCCTCCCGCTCCTGCAGCTCATCAATTTTATTCGATGGCATAAAAAACTTTGCAAAAGTGTACAGCTTGCCGTCCCGCTCAATTATCACGCAGCAGGCCGTCAGGTCAGTGGTCTGGGACAGGTCGATACCGCCGACGCAATAGGTGCTGCGGAAATCCTCCAGACTGTACTCGCCGCCACTCACCGCATCCACCACAGCAAACGGCAGCCATGCCTGCGTGCTGCTCTGTTTGATGTTGCAGTACTTGGTCATAAACTCGGCGCGCTTGCTCAGGCTGTTGTGCGCGATGGCGATCTCCTCTCTGAAAAAGTCCTCGGAGACGCTGACGCCCATGTTCGGATTGCTCTTGCGCAGCTCCTCGATGTCGTCCCATTTTTCCACGTCGTCGATCAGATACAGGATCGGCAGCAACCTACGCTCCTCGCTGGCGCCCATGAGGACAGCCGTCGCACGCATCATCAGTTCATCATATGGCCCATCGTTGACATAGCCGGCCGTGCTGATACTCAGGATCATGGGCTGCTTGCGCGCGCCGAGCGCAGACTTCATGACTTCGTACTGTTTCAGCCCCTGCTCAGCCGGCCAACTCGCAATTTCGTCACACACCGCCAAATGCGGGTTGAATCCGTCGCTCTTCTTGGCATTGAACGCCAGCGGGCGAATACTCGTGTTTGTTGTCTCGAGATACACGTCCGAGCGCCGCTTCTGCGCCAGCTGCGCAAGTTCCGGCTCCTGAAGCACCATGCGGAAGAAATTATCGTATACGATGGCCGCCTGCTCCAGCTTGGGTGCCAAGCAGTAAATCTTCGCGCCATACTCGCCGTCCAGGTAAGCCATGTAAGCGATACAGGCGGAGGCGAACAGGCTCTTGCCGTTTTTGCGTCCCATGACCAGAAACACCTCTCGGAAGATCCGCAGGCCGTCCCCGTCCACGATGCCGAACATCAAGCACACCGTCGACTTTTGCCACAGCTCCAGATGAATCAAATCGTTGCGCCCCTCGCAGTGATGGCAGAACGTCTCGATAAACGCGATTGCACGATTTGCTTTCCGTTCGTCGAAATAAAAAAGACCATCGCGCAGGCCCGCGGTGATCTTCTCGTAAAGGATCCGCACCCACTTCCCGACGGCGACCTCGCCGGTCGTCATCTTGTGGTAGTACTCCTGAATAAAATTTGCGTAAGGCGTCATTTGTTCATCAGCTCCGCCAGGCGGCTCTCTTTCTGCGCCGGCGGCACCAGCTCGAGCAGCTGCTTCGTAATGGCGTTCAGATTTTTCGTCAGACTGATGTGCACATCTGCGGCAGCAGCCTTTTTCATGCCGCCCTGATTGGCGCCGTTCTGGTAGTGCTCTACCCATCCGGTTTCGTTGAGCTGCACCTCAAGATCTTGGAGGCTCACGGTAATGAAAGCCGCTCGGTCAATCAATGATTGGCAGGTTTCGAGCTTGTTGGGCTCCAAATCCTTAAAAATCTCCTGCAGCCGCTTCTTTTCGCGGTCAACTCTCGTCTTTTTGGTCAGTTTCGCCATTTCTACACCCCCTTGCGTAGCGCGCGGAGTAAAATTTAACTTCCCGGCTCGGTCCCCTACCCTCGTTTTTTCGCGGCGCGATGGGGGGGAGTCCAACCGCTCGGTCAGTAATTTGTGTTGCGGATGATCTCGCCATCTGAGCCGTACAGGCACCTGCCTGGCGTTGCCTTCCTCGGGTCGCGCTCTTTGTTGTGGCAGGTCTGGCACTCGTACCGAAAGCGCCGTGGGTTCAGGCTGATATCCGGATCGTTGCAGTTGATATCATCCAGCCAGATAGTGTGATGTACGATCAGCCCCGGCTCATCGTGGCACACCTCGCACATACCGCCATCGAGCGCGAGCCTGTAATCGATATATGCTTTTCTCGCGCGTTTCCACGCTTGCGTCTTGTAAAACTGTTTTTGTGTCACAGTATCCAGCCCATAAGAAAAGGACCGGGCGCAAGCCCGATCCTTCCAGTGAATATATACGCTTTAGAGTTTGAACACAGAGGCAGTCGCGCTCGGTTTTGCCTCGGCTTCGATACCGCACAGCTTTTTGAGTCTGGCCGCGACCTTTGGCCCTTTATACAGCCTCGTATCCTGGAACGTCAGAAAAGATTCCTGCCCATCCGCAGACACATAGCTGATGATGAAGAGAATTCTCCTGACCTTCTTTTCCTTCTTTCCGGCGCCGCTGATCGCGCCAACCACAGCACCGGTACTTCCGAACAGCAGACCCCCAGCGACGGCCCGCGCAATCGGCGACTTGTCTTTCACAAGCACCTGCACGTCCGAGCCGTAGAAAACGTCCGTGATTTGAGAGTATGCCAGCGTTGCCACGTCCTTGTTCCCGACACCCTTCTGCAGCTCCAGATGATCTTCATACAGTGCGACATCCACAGCGTCGCCCTTTTTGAACTGGCCAAGGTCTTCCTCGATGCAGAAATAGTCGCTGATGATGCTTCCCTTTTTACTCTTGAAGAATCCCATTGTTACCCCTCCGCTTCTTGTGTTCCCCTATATTTTACATTCTTGTTTGAGAATATGCAACCACAATATTCGCACAGCAAAGCGCCGGAACCCGAAAGCTGGACCGGCGCTTCACAAATGAGAGACTGACAGAGATATTTCGATCCACGTGCCCCGTCGGGCGCGACCGCAACAAAGGAGAAAGGAAGAGAGGTATATCACAAAGTGACTTGCGGGACTGGTCTCTCTCGCAATCCCGCAATATCACTTTAACACAGATTCCCGTGAAAATGTTCCCGATTTTTTCCCACGTCACGCTCACGTCTCTGTGAGGCCATACATTGTGATTGTAAAATTCCGCAGTGCGCAATCCTTCCACCGGTAAGCGGTCGTTTTCTCGATGGCCAATTCCCGGCACAGCCGCTCGACGCCGCCGATACACGGCGTGATGTAAAAGCGCTGCAGCACACACCTGTCCCGCTCTGAGAGCTGATTCAAGGCACGATCCACGCGGCGCACCCGGTTCTCGGTCAAGCGCTGCGCCTCTTCCAGCCGCTCACGTTTCAGGATGTTGTTGACGAGCGCATCGTCCCTGCCGTTTGAGCCACCGGCGACCGGGCTGCCGTCCGCCGATGCACTGCGGATACTCGTGATCTCCGTTGCCAAGTCAGCGATCTGATCTCTGATGTTTTCAATTGCCGCCTTTCGGTTCGTGTAGTTTCGCAGCTCATCAGCCGCCTCCCGTTTCCAGTCCAACATCCTCACCTCCTTTGTCAGTCATCCCAAGCAACCCATCTTGTCGATGTAAGCGCCCGCCACAGCGCATCTGCGTTTTCCAGCGACTGCGCGATGAACGTCTCGCTGTCCAAATCATAACGCACCACCTTGCCGGCTTCATCCGTCAGCAGCACTTCATTTGCCGCCACAACGGCCTGCACATCATCCGGAAGGCCGATAATCATTTTCTCCCGCGTTTGCCACAACGCCGTGCTTCCATACATCAGCGGTGTGGCTTTTGCCTCCTGGATAGTGGGCACCGCCAGCGCTTCACCCATGCGCTGGAGCGCTGCGTCCAGCAGCACAGCCTGTTCGATCCGCCCGCTTTCCTGAACGCTCACCGCTTCTTCTTCCGGTATCCGGCCGAGCATGCGCACCACTTCCGCCAGCAACTCCCGGCCGTTAGTTCGCTGTAGCATATCAACCTGTGCGCCGTATGCCCATTCGCGGCCAACCATGCCAATAACGCCGCCGGTCTCGTAGATCAACAGCTGATATCCCTTCGCTTCTTTCGCAGCCAACCGCGCCACGCCTTTGTAATTCATCATTTCACACCGCCTCGCTCCCCGGGACGATGCGATCCCAGCAGTCCGCGCACAGCACCTCTTTCGCCCCTTGCTGACGCACATATCCATGTGGGCACGCTTTGTTCTCCGGCTCATAGCCATAGCTCTTCGGGCATCCGCAACACCCTCCGACAAACTCTTCGCCTACCGCGTCCGGATGCTCCACAACCAGCAGCTCGCGGAATGTGCAGCCGTGTGACTTCCTTACAAGCATATCTACCCGAAAAGCGTCCCAGTCTGCCGTCGGCACGCCGACATAGTCACACCACGCGCGCTCCAGCTTCGCACCGGCAGATTCCGCCCAGTCCGGAAGGAACACAACGTAGTCCACCGCCTCCATCTCAGCGAAACAGATGCGCATATAGTCCAGCTTGGTCAGCCCCTCCGGCGCTGTGGCCGGATTGATGACCGTCGCGCCCAGCCGATCAAGCTGTGCAGCCGCTCGGGCAAACTTTCCCTTATAGTCCGGATCCCCGGCGATTTTCCCTGATATGTAGATCTTCATGGTTGCCCTCCTTATCCGATCAATGTCGGTATTTCGTAATTGCACCAGAGCACTTCCGTGCGCCTATCGCCATTCTGGTTATAGGCCTTCCGCTCGATGATGTTCCAGCCGTGCAGTTCACTGTCATACATAGGCGAATGATACCCGGATAGGATGACCGGGCCCGGGTGCGCTTTCAGCGCTGCCAGCAATGCCTCGTGGTCTGCGTCTGTCATTTCGTGCCGATACTGCTTTCCGCTGCGCGTTTCAAGCAAATACGGTGGATCTGCATAGATCAGCACGTTCTCGTGCCGGAAACGCCGAATCAGCTCCAGCGCCGGGCGATTCTCTATCTGTACTTCTTTCAGCCGCTCGGCCGCGGCCCGTATGTTCTCGGGCATATCGTTCCAGCAGTTCAGGCAGTAACTACGCTCACGCGCATAAACATCGATTTTGAATCCGGTCTTTTGATACGTCTTGAAGCCGTGCCCCATCCTGCTCCGGATGCAGAACCGCACCGCACGGTCGAAGTCTGTTTCGCCGCGATTCTCGTACGCATCGTCAAATATTGCGCGCGCATATGGCGTCAAGTCGATTTCCCGGGCAAGCCGCTCGGGGTCTGCACGCAGGACGCGGAAAAAATTCACGATATCCCCGTCGATGTCGTTCACGGTCTCGATCGCCGATCGCGGTTTGTTGAACAGTACGGCCAAAGAACCGGCGAACGGCTCCAAATAGGATCTGTGCGGCGGCATAATTTGCACGATTTCCTGTGCCATGCCCCACTTTGCGCCGGGGTAGTTCAAAAGTGCATTCACTGATTCGCCCCCATCACATGGCCACCGCATCAGCGAGTGCGGCCATCGTCTCAATTTTCCCGGGCACTGCATACTCCGGGAGGTTCGCTGCCACAACGGCCGCAGCCATCGGCGGGCAGACGGCATTACCGCATCTGGCCACTTGCTGTGTCTTCGGGTAAGGCTTTCCGGCCGCATCATGGTCGATGATGTAATCCGGCGGAAAGCCCATGGCGTTGTACAGCTCCCGAGGCGACAGCATCCGCAAGCCGATATCCGCGATATAGTACAGCGCCCCGCCGATTGACAGGAGCAGCAGATCGTCCTCGCCCAGCGCATAGCCGCAGTACCGGTTCAGCAAGTCGCGGATCTGCGGCCAATGGTGCAGCCGCTCGGATGTGCCGATTTTACAAAGCACTGCCTTGCAGCAGCCAAACACGCCGCGCGCTGTCTGCGTCGGCAGCGGCTCCGACGGCCGTGTGCCGACCTCGCCCCGCTTGTACTTGACTACATGTGCAGCAACCACGGCTTCCCGGTCGTGACTCGTGACCGTATGCATCGGGCTTTGCACATCCAACGGCCGGCCTCCGCCGTAATACTCCACCAGATTCGCGCAGGTAAGGCCGTAACGGTTCGCGGCGTCCACCGTGCAGATGGGCTTATCCAGGCCAGTCGCTCGGGCGCTTTCTGTTTTCTCCGTGTGATACTGGATCAGTGACGTGGCAACAAGGCAGGCCTCTTGTTTCGATACAGTCGTAGGTGCAGGCTCGTGCAGGCTCCTTATTCGATTCCCGCCCCCGGTCTGTCCAATGCACATCAGCGATGTGGTTACAAGCATCTGACCGCCGCCACCGCCTGTGCGGACGGTGTTCATCGGCGCGGAGACCGGCGCCCCGACACTGTTGCTGGTATTTGTCATCGTCAGCGGAGCGAGAATCGGCCGGCAAATGCCTCCGGTGTGCTTTGCCGTAATCGTTTTACACGGCTCTTGGCTATCCGTGACGTGCCCACCTCCGGAATGGTTACAATCAACGATGAACGGTGCCCCGGATTTGATCGTGAACTTGTCCACGCCGCGAATGATGCGGCGCATGGTGTTGTCCGCCAGCGGCCGGACGGCGGAAATGCCGTACCGCTCGTGGATTTCATCCTTCGTCGAAAAAATCGAAGGGCACGGCAGCGACCAGTCGATGATCTCCGCGGCGCTGCGCCATGGCAGCAGTTTTCCGCTGTGCACTTCCGCACTGTCTCGCGGGGCGTGTGTGCGCTCCGGCCAGACGATCGCACGTCCGTCGCAGCGGGCAATCAGCACCAGCCGACGTCTGGTAGTCGGCGCACCATAGTCGGCTGCCACCAGCTCGCGCCATTCCACGCTATATCCCAGTGCCCGAAGCTGCCCGATGAACTTTTGAAACGTCGTACCGGCCAGTTTCTTTACCGGCTTCCCCTTGCGCACCGGCCCCCACGTCTGGAACTCTTCGACGTTTTCGAGGATGATGACGCGCGGGCGTACCTTCGCCGCCCAGCGCAGAGCGATCCACGCGAGGCCCCGGATCTTGCGGTCAACAAGAGCCGCGCCCTTTGCCTTTGAAAAATGCTTGCAGTCCGGCGAGAACCATGCCAGCGCCACCGGCCGACCTCGGCAGACCGTCTCCGGATCCACATCCCAGACAGATGCCTGGTAATGCTCCGTGTACGGATGGTTCGCTTCGTGCATCCGGATCGCTGCCGGGTCGTGATTGATCGCCGCATTGACGATTCGCCCCAGCGCCAGCTCAATGCCCATGGACGCGCCGCCGCCACCGGCAAAGCTGTCAACGATGATCTCGCCATCAAGTGTCTCCTGTGTGCGCAGCATCATGCATCCTCCCCCGCGCCGAGCGCGAGCTGCCCGGCGGCATACAGCTCGTACACCGTCCGTCCGCGATCATCTGCCATATACGGCAGGAAGATCTGCTGCATCGGCACATCACAGGATTCGATCAGCGCCATTTGTGCCAGCACCCAGTCGCGCACGTTCCGCCACGCGGTCATTTCTGCCTGCTCTCGGTCGGCCTTGATCTTCTGCGCCGCGAACACTCGCAGCGTTCCGTCTACGGCCGCCGGCAGGCGGAAGCCACGCGGCCCAACCGGCGTGTCGATCCCAAACGCGATCGCCTGCGGCTTGCCATTATCGTAGTCAATCATGATCTTGGTGGCGCCGTGGCGTGCAAGCGCGCCTTGGATTTCCCCGATGGACGTATATACGTCCACTTTCGTCGTATAGTTTTTGATTGCCATGTGCCCACCTCACTCCGGATCGCCGAGAAACAGAATCACGCCCCGGCGCATCTGCACCCGGTACGGCTCCAGCTCCACGGCCGTCATGTACTTATGGCCGAATAGTTCTTTCATGTTCTGCCAGTCCTCCCACATGACACGATACACTGCGCGGCCGCGCAGGCACACCAGTACAAACGCCAGCGCACCCATATTGGCGTGCGATTCCAGTGCACGCGCCTGCTCTTCCGTGACCGCACTTTGCAGGATGCGGTCTTTGTCCGTGGCCTTGGCCTCGAACACTACACTACTGCCGCCGCATAGCGTGCCCTGAAAATCCGGCTGCGCCTGCTTGGTGAAAACCGCCTCGAACGACCAGCAGCCGCTCGGATTCTGATGCCGGCCGGAAATGACCTTGATTGGCTCCGGCGTCTTGTCGATCTCCGCGATGCCATGCGCCCGGTAATACGCGCAGGCCGTGAGGATCTGCGCCTCAAAGCCTTCCCCGGTCGCACGGCTGATACTCCCCTGTGCCTGACGCGCCGGGTTTTTCGCCGACTCCTCGGCGTGGAAAAACTGCAGCGCCTTTTCATACGCCACAGGATCCAGCTTGCGCGCCGCCTGTTTCTGATAGCGCGGCGGCAGGCTGTCCATACGGATTCCCATTGTGTGCGCTCCTTCCTATGCGGTGTCTTTGATCTCGTAATACTCCTGCCACGGCCATCCGCTCAGTTCGTGCCAGCCGCTCTTATACTCCGCCCCATCGTCAAAGCGATAGAGATGCATCCCCCGTCTGGCCTTCGGCTCTTTTCTCCACGTCTCGGCCTTGGTCACCTGATAGCGGATCTCCGGCTTGGCCATGCCGGCGCTGCAGGTATACCGCCGGCGGCGGATGCCCTGCTCGCGGCAGCGGCGCATGGTGGAGCGTGATTCCTTGATGAGGTAGGACGCGAGCTTTGCGTGGTTCTTGCGGTCATCGAGCATCTGGAAGCTGATAGATCCCGCGCCATTGGTCACCTTTGTCCATGCGGCAGCGATGATCTGCGCATCGAAGCGCGGCAGGAGGATGTGATGATGCACGTTCGTCATGTGCTTGGTTTCGAGCACGGCGATGTATTTCAAGCGCTTGCCCGCTTTGGCGTAGGCCTTGCGCAGCTCGCGGAAGAATGCGGCTCTGTCCCGCTCGGCTTGCTCTAATGTGATGGTTTTGCACCAGTAGTGCAGCACCAGATGGAAGTCGCCATAATGGTAGTTGCAGTTGATGAGCCAACGCAGGTGCTCCTCTGCCACGCGCTCGTTGACGCGCTCCTGACGCTTGGAGGTCTCCTTCTCGGATGATCGCTTGCGTGGTTTGACTTCCTTGCTGTGCACACGGGATGAATACATCTTGCGGTGCTCGACCGTTTCCCCGCACACGACGGTGCGATGTACATACGGCATGATTGCCTCCCTGTCTGTCTCCGGTCGAGTTAGTAATTGGTCTTACCGAAGCTGAAAACGCCTTGCGGCGTCAGCGTTTTTCGGCTTGCAGGGCGGGCAACTGTATGCTATAATGTATATAGTGTAGCGCGCCCTGCGCTATTGGGTTTTCACCGCCTGCGGGTTTGACGATCTTCGCAGGCGGTGTCTTTTTATGTCTCCGGCGGCGCCCACATGACGCGCGCCCCGTGGACGACTTCCTGCCATGGGACGCCCCACAGCTCCGCCGCGCACTGGATCGCCGCGAACGGCGATGCGCACGGTACGACCACGGCCTTGCGCCCCGGGAGCGCCACC